AAGGATTCTTTCCAAGTTCAAATAGATTTTTATAAAGACAGGTATAACGAGGAATTTCAACAAGTTTTAAGAGATGGCGTTGAATATGATGAAGACGCTGGAGGCACAGTATCTGATAGTGAAAAGGAATCTATGCACTCACTTCGCCTTGTCAGATAATGATTGCTTCAATCAATATAACTTCTAATTCAATAAAATTAGAAAATAAATTTTCAAAAATAATAAACAAGTTTCCAAGAGCCGCTAAAAAGGCATTGGCGAGAGCCGCAATTTTTGGCAGACAGCAAATTGTCAGAAAGACGAAAAGGGGAGAGAAGCCAAGTGGTGGCGCATTCGCAAGATATTCTGAAATGTATAAAAAATCAGATCAATTTAAAAATAAGAAAAATAAATTTGTTGATTTATTTTATTCAGGACAAATGTTGGGCGATATATCAACAAGAGTAATTGGCAGATCAACAGGAGAAATATTTTTTTTAAGAAATGCAGAGGCACAAAAGGCGTTTGGTCATCATACAGGAGTTGGTAGATTGCCTGAAAGACCTTTTTTTAGCATTGGCAGAGTGGATAGAAAAAAAATGGTTAGAAGATTTGAAAAAGATTTTAGAAGATTTTCAGGTATTAAGAGATGAGTGAACGAGAAGACATAGCGAGTGACATAATTACAAAGCTAGACGCAGTTTCTAGTCCTATTGAATTTAAAAAGATCACTAGAGAGCCATTTGATCCAGAGGAATTATCCAATGCTCAATTCCCAGCTTGTTATGTTCAAACAGGAGATGAAACAAGAGAGGTAATCACTTTAGGCGATGTCGGAACAGGAAAAAAACAGGGAACGATAGATTTTGTTATTGTTGGATTTGTCAAAGGAACAACAAGCAATATTGATACATTACGAAATCAACTCATAGAGGTTGTGGAAGAAACTTTGGATAATGACATAAGCAGAGCTGGTAACGCCTTGAATACACAAATCATTGAAGCGAATACTGACGAGGGAGTAATTTTTCCTTATGGTGGTGTGAGAATTGTGGTA